TTCATCACTTAAAGTATCTTTTCCTAACTCTGAAGTTTTTTGCATAAATTCACAATCATCACCCCATCCATTTGTATATTTGCGAGGAGATTGATTACCCATAACACCATAAGCCAAAAAGGATCTTTTATTCCCTTTAGATTCTGGGTCCTCAACCCCAAAAAACATAACCACACCGTTTTGACCCATAGGTACTGATATATAAGCAACCTCATCTTTCGATCCTAAATCAGGAAATTTAGATACGTACTGCTTCTCAAGCCTTTTTACCGGTCTATCGCCAATAACCTGAGAAAATGTAGGACAATTTTTTCTTCCTTTCTCAAGGATGTCACTTTGATCTTCAAAATTTAGACCTCTAACTTGTTCTTGTTCTAAGATTGCTCTTCGAATGATTTTACTTATATTCATTTTATTATGTTTTTTTTATTTAATGTTTCTAAATAAATATCTCATAGTAAGGTATTTGACTTACCTCTGGTTATTTTATATAGATCTTTCCATTTTGCGTTATAATCAATTTGGTTTGCAACACTCCGAGTAAGTCCTGTTTCCCACTTAGTTACTGTTGGGTATACGGAACCACCTGCCGTTCCTCCTCCACCGGCATCATCTTGTTCACCTAATTCACTGGTTTCTTCAGAGTTTGAAAAAGTATATCTATTCAATAAGGATATTATACTATCTATATCCATCTGTTTCATACCCATATCTATTTTATTTAATAAATATTTGTGGTATTAATAAAAAAGTGTATATTTGTAAAAAATAAACATATGAAAACTCTATCGACATTAATTCTTGGTCTTATTCTTCTTTCTTCTTGTGTTAAATACGCAGAACCAAAATCACTTAGTTTAAGTGGTGAATACGTAATCGATAAAATAGTTTATGAAAATAGAGATAATAACAATCTCGATCAAGTAATATATCCTGGTGAAACTTATGTTAATACAAGTGAAACCGCACCTTTAGATACCATTTTTGTGGGTCAAACTCGTTTGTCACTTGATTATGCAATGATTTATTTTGACCCTGTCGATAACTCAAGTACTGGTTCTACATCTTGGGGTAAACAATTTACCTACTATGTTCAGGGTCATAATAATGTTTATGATTTAGGATATATTGTTTTTGACTACGATGGTACTCGTCGTATTTGGAAAATAATTGACGATGGTGTTGAAAGTTTAACTATCAGGACTTCAGGTAGTTACGACTATGGTTCGAATGATAGTGGAGAACAAACTGTTATTCATTTAACTCGGGTTGGTCCTTAGATCAACTCGGGTTTCGGTAATTTATCCTGATTAACAATGTAATATTCGTTTAAGAATGAAACTAAAAGATCTTCATCTATTGACGGAGAATCTAACCAATAATAATCGTCTTCATCGTCCTCATTTAGATCATAATCTTCCATAAGTAATTCATAACCAAAATCAGACGCTTCATTTAAATCTATTATATCCGTTCTTATTTCATCATCAGAATCAATATTTAACCTAAACTGAACCTCAACTGTATTAGTGTTCTCGTGTAAATAGAAAAATATTAATTCTTGAATTTCCATTTTAGTTATATTTTTTAAATCTTTTAAACATATCTAACGACTCTTGGATCTGTGTCTTAAACTCGGGTAAAATATCTTCGTCAATATCTCCGTAAACTTCTTCTGAAATGTCCTCAGCTGAATAATCCTCAAGTTCGTCAATATCATATTCATATTCATCGTCATTCGTTTCCATTTCATCCTCAAATTCTTCCATAGAGTCATCTTCACTAGGTGAAGGATACCTGTCGTGCATTATAATTGTATTTACATCCGACATATCATCATCAACGTGATCTAAATCCACCGTTCCGTTTTTTAAATCGTTATTACCATCCGCAATACGATCCAAAGGGGATTCATTTATACCTACATTGGTATAAGTTTTAACATTACCCTTATTGTTAATTGTTATACCTCCCTTATCATTTGCAAGGTCTTGTACGTAAAGAGGATATTGATTTGATTCTTGATTGTATTTTGTGACGTAACCATCATAAAGATGTTTATGTTGGTCAAGAATGTTTTCTTTCTCTTGTTGTGACATGCTGAAAAAATATGCGTTCATACGATTTGTTTTATTATAAATATCATTTTTATACACAAATTTTATAAGTGTAATATAAATTAAATATGTGATAAATAAATTATTATTTATTTTGGGGGTATTTATTGATGATATGGAAATTATTTTAACCGAATCTCAACTTAAAAGAATCCTAACTGAAGAAAGATTAAATGTGATTTCTTCAGTACTTTCAGATTCTCAAAAAACAACAAAAAAGATTGTTAGTGATGTAAAAAAGGCTCACGACATTGATTTTTCCTATTTAACTAGTTATGGAGCTGTAATTGGGGGGTTTATGTCTCCAGTACTTAAGTATATATCAGGTACTTACCCGTCTCTAAGTGAAAAGGATGTCAGTTTAATATGTTTTGGGATAATGGTATTTTTCTTTTCTGATAATAAAGAAAAGTTAGGTAAAGTTATGGATATAATAAAAAAAGAGGGGTTAGTAACTTTTTTTGAGAGGGCTTTAAGTAAGGCTCAAGAATTAAAAAAATCTTTCTTAGATTTTTTAGAAAGTTTAAATATGACTTTTTCTAAGGTTTCAAGTGGTTTAGCTTACGCATTTATTATACCAATGTTGGGTTTAATATATGATATTTTAGTAGTTTCCGATGGAAGGGTCAATAATATTGAGTCGTTAATAAAAACCTATTTAACATATAGAGTTACTTTATTCAGCGCTAAAACAATCGAAGAATTGGTTAGTAGAATCGTCAAACGATTCAGATCCTAAATTCTATTTTTCAATATCAACGATATTACATCCTCAACCTTACCATCAGGTATTTGGTGAATATCTCTGTGAGTTTTAAACCAATTTCTAACTAAAACTTCAAAAGGTCTTTTTGTTATCTTAGACATTCTTTTAAATCCGGCAACTTGAGCGTCAATTTCGTGAGGTTGAGTATAATATTCATAAGGATCTTCGGGTTCATCTTGTGAGTAAAGATCAAACGACCCTGACTTTTGTTGTCTATAATGTTGTAACTCGTGAGAAACCACCTCATTGAGGGATCCTATCAAATCATAAAGTATCTTTTCTTTTACTTCAGGATTATACATTAAAGTTATGGTAATAACATCCTCATCTTTCCAAATAGACCCATTAATTTTATAATCACCGATTGATTGGTCTGCATTTAACAATAATTCTACTGAAATTTTAACATCAGAAAAATCATATTCTATTTTTTCCTCATCAATCTCCTCAGGTAGATAAAACTCACCATCGTAATGATTTTTATAAATCGTTATTATATCACGAACTATCTGTCTGGTGACCATTCGATACCCACCATCTTCATTTAATATTGTTTTTTTTGTAATCATATTATTGATAAATATAATATTAAAAATTATAATTAATATTACTATGGAATTAATATCAACACACCCTATTAAAAAATCGGACTTAGGATTTCACGGAAACCTATTTGGGGGGTCTCTACTTAAATGGATTGATTCTTCCGCGGCGGGATACGCAATGCAACTATGTGATACACCTAGAATGGTAACCGTATCTATAGATAAATGTAATTTTGAAAAACCAGCAAAAGAAAGTCAACTATTAAAGATTTATGGAATCCCAACTAAGGTTGGTAATACGTCAATGACTTTATATATGGAAGCTAGATCCCATAATGTTTATTCAGGTAAACAGGATTTAATTTTAAAAACTAATATAACGTTCGTTCAAATTGATGAAGGAGGAAATCCTATTCCGTTAGGTGAGAAGGCGAAGAAAAGAATTCTTGGGATGATTAATACTCTATAATCTTAATTTTTAAATCTCCATTACCTTTGATAACCCTATGATACATACCTTTTGGTATAAAGATAACATCGTTCTCTTTAAGTAATTTTGGTATTTGATTATCAAATTGTATTTCCCACCCGTTGGACTCTAAAATGGTTACTTCTCTATCTTGGTCATCAAAATGCCATTTTAATTCTTCTGTTTTAATAGTTGGTTTGAATGTTCTAAACTTATACCCCTCTTTCATTTCCTGATCGAACGGAAGTCCTTCAACATTACCCTCAATCTTCTTTGGTGGTAATGGTGGGTTTAAAAGAAATTTCTCATTTAACCATCTTCTTAATTCATTTTCCACAAAGTAGTCAGGAACTATGGTGTCATCAGGTTGTTCACTCGCCAGTTCTGCAATATATCTTGCAAACTTAATTTTATATTTTTCATTTAACAGAGTCATCAACCCATCTGATATAAAGAAAATTTTAGATAAAGGATCAGTAGCACCAATTTCACCTTCAACAACATCAAACGATTTCATAATTGCTTTACCCCACCAAGTTTTATAACTTTCAGTACTTTCTAATGCCGGTCTTATAATTTTATTAATTGCTCTTGTTATTGATCCCGCAACACCAGCGAATGCAATTTGAGGTATAAACCACGGCAAAAGCCTTAAAGTTGCTTTATATCCACCTTCACCTAAATGTACAAAGATTCTTTTTTTGGTGGCCGAGTCAACAATTGCCTTTAACTGACCAAAGGTTATTTTTCCTTGAGAGTTACAAAATTTTTCAGATTTGCAAATATTATCTACAGCAACATCGGAAGGTTCAATCTCAACCTCATTAATAAAACTTCTCAGTTCTCTTTTTACTATGGACTCAATAGTTACCAACTTCTAGAAGATTTTAAACCTAATTTTTTTCTATATCTTGATACATTACAAGACCAATACCCTGCAGTGGTTCTATCTTTTTTCTGATCACACTTATGTCTTGCTCTGAAAGATTTTGCCCTTGATTTACTAGCGTTTTTTATTCTTAAATTTGGGTCACCAAAAGTAACTTTTTTGATGGTACCTTTAGGGGTTTTAACATATACCGCAAATTTCTTAGGACCACCTGGTGTTCTAAAAGGACTATTTAGTTTTACATTCTTACCCCTGTGTTTTGCTTCGGAGATTAATTCGTCCTCCTCAATAGGAGCATCCAAATAAACTTCCTGACCATTCTCTAATAATACCTTTTTACCCAGATCAGATTCAACAATCCATATATCGTTTTCATTTAAATCTATTTTTCCATTAAAAAATAGATCCCTAACCTCATTAATTAAATCAAAAAAAGATTCAGAGTATATTCTGAAAACATTTTCATTTAAAGATATTTTATTATCTAAATGATATTTAAGATTGTCCGATATTTTAGTATCCCCCAACAATCTCATAGGATGATTTAACTCCTCTAAAAGAACTCTTCTAACTGTATTTTCTAAAATTCTCATATATAATGATATTTATTAATAAATACTCTAAAAAGAAATAAATTTACCATTATATGAAAACAGTAAGATTAACCGAATCGGATATCAAAAGAATTGTAAAAACTGTATTATCAGAACAAGATGTTTTAGATAAAAAATCTAATAAAAAAGACAAAAAAGCTCGTTGTGTCCCTGAGAATGTAATACCCTTAGATGAAATTATTGGTAAATCAGATGAATACAATCGATATACACCCGGTATTAATAAAAGGGTATCAGGGGTTAATTCAATCGTAGATACTTTAGGTATTTTAAA